ATATTTTTATCTAATGCAATAGCACCATTATTATTAGAAGTTCTACCACTAGGAGCACCACTACTACTGTCAACGCCTAAACCATTTGCAAATATGCTGGAAACTTTAGCCCAACTATAAGTTGTAGGATAAACTGTACCAGTACCACTGCCTGCGCCTGTTGCGGTAAATGTAGTATACGCATCGCTATCACCTGCACCCACCAAAGTAAAGTTTGTAGTGCCTGGTGTGTTTACAGTGTATTCTGTTCCTGCTACCATAGAAGTGGCTGCAATGCTTGTACCAAAAATCTTGAATTTAACAAGAGCACCATTGGTAATATACTTTAGGTATGTAGTAGTTGTGTGTCCCACTCTAAGTGGATCACTGTTAACACCAGCATAGTCTTCCTGAATAAACCAACCAGTACTTGTATCTTTTGTTGTATCAGTAACAGGGTTTTGCCATAGGAATACTTTTTCATCTACTAATGATGTAGTTGTATTAACATAGTTTAATGCGTCACCGCTAGGTGCTGACGATGATCCTCTTACACCTATTTCAGCAATGCTCTCAAATGTTTCTCTAAATCCATCATAGTATAGGTTAACCAGTTCGTCATCACCAAGTATAGGTTTAATATACTGTTTGAAGATATTGTTTTCAGTTGTTCCACTGGCAAATTGTTGTTTAGGATTATATGCTTTTGAAAGTGTACCATCTGTAGCATATAGTCTAACCTTTGTATACATACCTGTTGGATCAGTGAAATCAATAAAGCGGCTGTGGCCACTATGTGTTCTGTTAATACTTTTAATTTTAGCAATGTCATCACTCTGACGCAACAGGTAACTGTTGTAATCCTGAGCAGTAATCATACGATCTTGAGTAGCATAGATTCTAGGAGCATTTGTTTTAATGTCATCCATGCTCTCACTGGAACTTGCGTTAGATACATTCTTTTTAAGTTGTATTCCTAAAGTTGCTTGATATGTGTTACCGTCATCACCCACATAACTAATAGTAATCTTTTTATTACCAATGTCATCAGGTCTTAATGTGTATGTTGTATTTTCACTCTGTCTATACCACACACGAATAATACCGCGTGGTAAATTACCAAAACGTGAGTCTGCAAATTGTATACTAACTTGGTTGTTTTCTCTAGTTTTTACAGCAAAAATATCTCTTACACCGCTTGAAATGGTATTATAAACAGCGTTGTTACCATATACACTATCCACTTTAGTCCAGTGTTTTTCCACTGTACCATTTGTATCAATTGTCTGAACCCAAACGTCTGTGTTGTTTACATTTTCAGCATTTAGATCCAGTGTCTGACTTCCAATTGGATCTTCAATAATAAAATCCTGATATGCCAGTGTACCCTGCTTAAATCCAACAAAGAATCCAGTATCAGAACTCTGAATGCCTTTACCATCATTTTTGTACATAACGCTAAATGCGCCTGCTGGATCTGGTGTATTTTCAACAATGGTCTTTTGTACTGTATTGTATCCTACACCAATTGTATCAAAGTCAACACCACTACCCTGTGCTGTGCCACTAAAACCAAAATTAATCTGATCTGCGGTATTGTTTAAATTGTAAAACTGTGTTAGAATACCATTAATAACTGCTTGTTGTCTTGGACTACCGAACTGATTACTAGGAGCAAACACACTATTAATAACTGTTACAAAGTTATCCAAGTTGTCAACAGTGTTAGTACTTTCATAGCGGATTTCTTGTCCAGCAAGTGTAGTACCTTGACTACCAATAACTGTTTCGTTGGTTTTAATACTAATGATTTTTAACTCACCAAACGCTGTCAGGTTGCGGCGTGGTTGATAACCTAAAAACTCAGCAAGTTTAAGTATGGCATCTTGACGTTCTGCTGTGCTTAGGAAGTTGTTGCGGCTGTTTAAATCTACACGGAAAGCAAGGCTGTGACCAAATTGAGCAATGACATCTAACAGTGCTACAAATTCTGCACTCTCAACCCAATCGCTGTAATTTTCTGGATAGTTGTTACGAATGTAATCAACCATTGACTCCCTGATGGTGTCAAAATCATATGCCTGAAAATTGGCATTAATATAAGATTCATATACTGTGGTATAATCCTCTGCCGCAAACATGCGTGTTTGTCTAACTTGCTGTGCCATACCTTAAAAACGCTCCGTTTCTGCAAATTCTCTATCGAATTTGATTTCTAAATCTGTAACTGTTGTAGTGGGCAAGTAATTTAATTTAACTCTAACCGTAACACTGTGTTCATCTTCTACTACCCTTACAGTTCTTGTTACTAATTCAAATCTTGGGTCATAAGTTACTACGTTAGTAACATCATCTTCAATTAGATCAATGGTTGCTTGATCTAGTGGCTGAAATACATAGTATGGAAGGTTGCTTCCAAACTCTGGATTAGTCCACTTTTCACCTTTGCGAATATTAAAGTGATTCAGCAGATCTTGCTTGGCGAGCTCTAGTCCCGACAGTTCTTTGCTGTTCACTTCTTGACCTAATGTAGTATAACCGAT